CTGGTGCGCAAGAAGACCGCTGCGATGTTCGCGGGCTTCGTCACGCGCGCCAACCCGGAGGACAACCTGATGGGCGAAGGCGCTGCCGACGACAGCGGCGTCGCGCTCGCCGGACTGGAGCCCGGCACGCTGCAACTGCTGGAACCGGGCGAGGACATCAAGTTCTCCGATCCCGCCGACGTCGGTGGCTCCTACGGCGAGTTCCTGCGCACGCAGTTCCGTGCGGTCGCCGCCGCCTTGGGCGTGACCTACGAGCAACTCACGGGCGATCTGACCGGCGTGAACTACTCGTCCATCCGGGCGGGAATGCTGGAGTTCCGGCGTCGCTGCGAGATGGTTCAGCACGGCGTGCTGGTGCATCAGATGTGCCGCCCGGTGTGGGCGGCGTGGATGAAGCAGGCGGTGCTCGCGGGCGCGCTCGATGCGCCCGGCTTCGCGCGTGGTGGGCCTGCTCGCCGCCGTCAGTACCTGCAGGTGAAGTGGATTCCGCAGGGCTGGCAGTGGGTCGATCCGGAGAAGGAGTTCAAGGCGATGCTGCTGGCGATCCGCGCGGGCCTGATGTCGCGCTCGGAAGCCATCTCGGCCTTCGGCTACGACGCCGAGGACGTCGACCGCGAGATCGCCGCCGACAACAAGCGCGCCGACGACCTCGGCCTGATCTTCGATTCCGACGCTCGCTACACGTCGAAGGACGGCGGCAGCGCGGAACCCAACCGCAACGCCGTCGCCACCGACGCATCCGGCAGCACGTCGACTGCCTGAAGGATTCCCCATGACCTTGCTGCCGCACTTGGCGGCGCGCCTGTTTGGCGTGCCGCTGGCGATTCATCGCCCGAAACTTGACGTGATCCTGGCCGTGCTGGGCCCCCGGGTCGGCTTGACCGATCTGACCGCTGCTTCGAGCTTCACGCCGCCGACACGCGCAGCGCCTGGATCGCCCCCTGGCGTGGCCATCATTCCGATCCACGGCACGCTGGTGCGCCGCACACTGGGGCTGGAAGCCGAATCGGGCTTGACCAGCTACGCGGGCCTGACCGCGCAACTCGACGCAGCCATCGGCAATCCGGCGGTGTCGGCCATCCTGCTCGACATCGATTCGCCCGGTGGCGAATCGGGCGGCGTGTTCGATCTGGCCGACCGCATCCACGCCGCCAGCCAGATCAAGCCAGTCTGGGCGGTGGCCAATGACATGGCCTTCTCGGCCGCCTACGCACTGGCGTCCGCCGCCAGCCGGGTGTTCGTCTCGCGCACCGGTGGTGTCGGCTCGATTGGCGTCATCGCGATGCACGTCGACCAGTCCGAGAAGGACGCGCAGGACGGCATTCACTACACCGCCGTGTTCGCGGGCGACCGCAAGAACGATCTCAACCCGCACGCGCCGATTTCCAGCGAAGCCCACGCCTTCTTGAAGGGCGAGGTGAATCGCATCTACGGCCTGTTCGTCGAGACGGTGGCCCGCCACCGGGGCATCGAGGCCTCCGCCGTGCGCGACACCGAAGCCGGGCTGTTTTTCGGGCAAGCCGCCGTCGCCATGGGCCTTGCCGACGCCATCGGCACCTTCGACGACGCGCTCACCCAGCTTCTCGCATCCGTTTCCCCCAACCCGACTCCGACGGCTGCGGCCACGCGGGCGGGCTCTTTCTGCAACCACCCGATGGAGTCTTCCATGAATGAACGATCCGACCCCGCTGCTCTTGATCGGCCTCTTGCTGATCCTGCTGGCCATCCTGCTCAACCGTCCGCCGCCACCACGCTGAACGTGGCCGACGCCATCGAGATCGCGCAGACCTGCACGCTCGCCGGTCGCGCCGACCTGATCGCGGGCTTCCTCGAAGCCAACACCGCACCCGCGAAGGTGCGCAGCCAACTGCTATCGGCCAAGGCCGACGCCAGTCCCGAAATCATCAGTCGCATCGCGCCTGACGCCACCCGCCCCGCACCCAGCAATCCGCTGATCGACGCCGCCCGCAACCTCGCGGCGCAGTCGTCCGCACTGAAGAAGGAGATCTGAAATGCCGACCGTCCTCACCGAATCCATGAACCTGGGCGATCTGCTCAAGTTCGAAGCGCCCAACCTCTACTCGCGTGACCGCGTCACCGTCGCCTCCGGCCAGAACCTGACGCTGGGCACGGTGGTCGGCGTCGTCACCGCCAACGGCAAGGTCAAGCAGTTCGACCCGTCCGCCGAAGACGGCACGCAGGTCGCCGCAGGCGTGCTGATCCAGCCCTGCGACGCGAGCGCCGCCGACCGCACCGACGGCCTGCTCATCGTGCGTCACGCCATCGTTTCCGACCACGCGCTCGCGTGGCCTGCCGCGATCACCTCCGCCGAACAACTGGCGGCCATTGCCCAGCTCAAGGCGCTGGGTGTCCTCGTCCGCCAAGGAGTCTGACCATGCAGAACATTTTCGAGAACCCGGCGTTTTCGATGTCGGCGCTGACCGCCGCCATCAACATCCTGCCCAACAACTACGACCGTCTGGCCCAGATGGGGCTGTTCGTCGACCGCCCGCAGCGCTTCCGCTCGATCATCGTCGAGCAGCAGAACGGCGTGCTGACGCTGCTGCCGACGATGCCCGTGGGCTCGCCCGGCACGGTCGGCGTGCGCGGCCAGCGCAACGTGCGCTCGTTCCACATCCCGCACATCCCGCACGACGACGTCGTGCTGCCCGAGGAAGTCCAGGGCATCCGCGCCTTCGGCTCGGAAACGGAGTTGCAGACGGTGGCGGGCGTGATGGCGCAGCACCTGCAAACGATGCGCAACAAGCACGCGATCACGCTGGAGCACCTGCGCTTCGGCGCGCTCAAGGGTCTGATCCTCGATGCCGACGGCAGCGTGATCTACAACCTCTTCACCGAGTTCGGCATCACGCCGCAGACCTTCGCGTGGGACATCGCCGTTCACGACAGCGATTTCGATGTCGGCAAGGCCTGCCGCGATCTCCTGCGCTACGTCGAGGACAGCCTGCAGGGCGAACGGATGACCGGCATCCACGTCCTGGTCGGCAAGGACTTCTTCGAGGCGCTCACGACGCACGACGACGTCATCGCGTCCTACGAGCGCTGGCAGGACGGTCAGGCGCTGCGCACGGACATGCGCTCCGGCTTCACCTTCTGTGGCATCACCTTCGAGGAGCATCGCGGTCGCGCGACCGCACCCGGCGGCAGCGTGCGCCGCTTCGTCGAAGAGGACGAGGGCCATGCGTTCCCGCTGGGCACGATGGACACCTTCGCCACCTACTACGCGCCCGCCGACTTCAACGAGACGGCCAACACGATGGCGCTGCCGCTGTACGCGAAGCAGGAACCGCGCAAGTTCGACCGGGGCACCGACCTGCACACGCAGGCCAACCCGCTGCCGCTGTGCCACCGCCCGCAGTTGCTGGTGAAGCTGGAGATCGCGTGATGGGCCTCGTCGAGCAGGTCTATACCGCCGCGACGAACGTGGGGCTGCTCAAGGACTGCCGCTGGCAATCCTCGGGCGGCTCGACCGCCGAGCAGCATCCGGTCGGATTCTCCGCGCCGGACGACACCATCCTCGACGGCTTGGCCCTGAACACCGACTACGCGATCACGTATCCGGCGTCGGCATTTGTGGGTCTGGCCGCGCGCGAGGTGGTCGAGATCGACGGCGTGACCTATCAGGTGCGCGATGTCCGGGCCGTGGCCGACGGCTCGGAAACACGCGCCAAGCTCACGAGGCTCTGACCGATGGCCGCTCACTCGATCCGCGAGCAGATTCTGCTCGCGGTGCTCGACGCTGTCCGCACGCCGGTGGAGTCGCTTGGCGCCGCGCTGCACCGCTCGCCCACGGTGGCCATCAGCCGGGAGCAATCCCCGGCGCTGGTGGTGTTCCCAGAGTCCGAGCAGATCACCGAGCGCGCCAACGACCGGGTCACGCGCGAACTGACCGTGCGCCTCGTTGCGCTGGCGCGCGCGGTGCCGCCCGCGATCCCGGAAACCGAAGCCGACCGGCTGCTCACCGCCGCCCACGCCGCGCTTCTGGCCGACCGGAATCTGGGGGGCCTTGCCTTGGGCATCCGCGAACTGGACTGCGAGTGGGACGTGGAGGACGCCGATGCGGTCGCCGCCGCGATCCCGGCGCGCTACGCAATCACCTACCGGACGCTCGACACCGATCTTTCAACCAACGGATGACACCCATGACCCACATCGTCTTGACCCGCCCGCACACCCACGCGGGCAAACCCTGCAAGGCGGGCGAACGGCTGGACGTGGAGAGCGGCACTGCCGACTGGCTCATCGCCAACGGCATCGCGCGCCACGACCGCCAGCCCGTCCCTGTGCCGCCATCGGAAGGTGACGGCACGCCCATCGAACCCACCCGACACATCACCACCCCACGCAAGGAATCCAAATCATGAGCACCTATGCATCGTTCCAAGGCCGCGTCTTCCTCGGCAAGCGCGATATCGACGGCCTTCCCATCGAAGTACGTTCGCCCGGCAACGTGGCCGAGCTGAAGCTCTCGCTCAAGACCGACGTGCTGGAGCACTACGAGAGCCAGACTGGCCAGCGCTCGCTGGATCACCGGATGGTCAAGCAGAAGTCGGCCACCGTGAACCTCACCATCGAGGAGTTCACGAAGGAAAACCTTGCGCTGGCCCTCTACGGCAACCACGTCACCGGCAGCACCGGCTCGGTCACTGCCGAAACCATCGGCGGCGCGACGCCAGTGGTCGGCGACCGCTACTTCTTCGCGCACCCCAAGGTGTCGGCAGTCGTGGTCACCGATTCGGCGGGCACGCCCGCGACGCTGGTCGCAGGTACGAACTACACCGTGGACAACGACTTCGGTGCCCTCCAGTTTCTGGATACCACCGGCTTCACCGCGCCGTTCAAGGCGGCCTACACCTACGGCGCGGCCACCGAGATCGGCATCTTCACGCAGTCGGTGCCGGAGCGGTATCTGCGGCTGGAAGGCATCAACACCGCGCAGGGCAACGCCAAGGTGCTGGTCGAGCTGTACCGCGTCGCCTTCGATCCGCTGAAGGAGATCTCCTTCATCTCGGACGAGTACAACAAGTTCGAGCTGGAAGGCTCGCTCTTGGCCGACACCACCAAGCCCTACGACGCGGTGCTCGGCCAGTTCGGCCGCATCGTGCAACTGTGATGGGGACTGCCATGAGCGATCTGGAAACCCTCATCCCGCAGGCGGTGGAACTGGTCATCGACGGCGAGCCGCTGGCCATCAAGCCGCTCAAGGTCGGGCAGATGCCCGCCTTCCTGCGTGCGATCACGCCGGTGATGCAGCAGATCGGCGGCGACGGCATCGACTGGCTGACGCTGTTCGGCGAGCGTGGCGACGACCTGCTGGCGGCGGTGTCGATTGCCATCGGCAAACCGCGCGCGTGGGTCGACGAGCTGGCAGCCGACGAGGCGATTCTGTTGGCGGCGAAGGTGATCGAGGTCAACGCCGATTTTTTTACCCGGACGGTGATGCCGCGCCTGAACGAAGAGATGGGCGGTCTGATCGCGCGGACGAGCGTGGCGACAGCAGCGGCCACGGCTGGTTCGACGCCGTCCAGCACCTGATCGCCCACGGCCACCGGCTGCCGGACATCCTCGACTACACCTTGGCGCAGGTGCGCGGCTTCGCTGCCGCCACCGTGCGGGAGGACGCGGCGCGCGATGCGCGGCTGCTCTCGCTAATCGCCATCGGCGCACGCGGCGATTCGCGTCACCTCGACCAGACCCTCGACAGGCTCCAAGACCGTGCGCATCTCGATCCGCATCGATAGCAAGGCCGCGCAGGCGCAGTTGCGCCGCTGGGGCGGCGAGTTCCGAGACAAGGTCAAGAAGGCGGTCGCGCGCGGCATCGCCAGTGAGGCGGCTGATCTCAAGCAGGACGTGCGCAGCCACGTCGCGGGCCAGATGGCGGTGGTCAAGAAGTCCTTCGTCAAAGGCTTCACCGCCAAGGTGCTCGACAAGGACAAGAACCGGCTGCCCGCGCTCTACGTCGGCTCGCGCATCCCGTGGTCGGGCATCCACGAGCGTGGTGGCGTGTTCGGTGGCCGGATGCTGATCCCGCTGCACGGTCGCGTCGGACGCAAACGCTTCAAGGCGCAGATCGCCGAGCTGATGCGCGGCGGCAACGCCTACTTCATCAAGAACGCCAAGGGGAACATCGTGCTGATGGCCGAGAACATCAAGGAACACGACCGGCCTCTGTCGGGATTCAAGCGCCGCTACCGCAAGGCCGAGGGCATCAAGCGGCTCAAGCGCGGCGCGGACGTGCCCATCGCCGTGCTGGTGCCCCGCGTGCAGCTCAAGAAGCGGCTTCAAGTGGAGCGCATCGTCGCCGGGCGCATCCCGCGCCTCACCGCCCGCATCGAGAAGCAGTTGCGCCAGGTGGATTGAGATGGCGAACCGCATTTCCATCCTCGTCGCGCTCGAAGGCGCGGACGAAGGGCTCAAGCGCGCCATCACCAACGCCGAGCGCAGCCTCGGCGGGCTGGGCTCCAGCGCCAAGACCGCAGGCGACAAGGCCGCCGCCGGGATGGCCGAGGTCAAGGCTGGGGTGTCGGCGTTCGGCGACCAGATCAGCAAGGCCAAGACCCAGTTGCTGGCCTTTCTCACCATCAACTGGGCGGCGGGCAAGCTGCAGGAGATCGTCCAGATCGCCGACGCGTGGAACATGATGTCCGCGCGCCTGAAGCTCGCCACTGCGGGCCAGCGCGAGTACACGGTCGCGCAGAAGGAACTGTTCGCTATCGCCCAGCGCATCGGCGTGCCGATCCAGGAAACCGCCACGCTCTACGGCAAGCTGCAGCAGGCGGTGCGGATGCTGGGCGGCGAGCAGAAAGACGCGCTCACCATCACCGAAATCATCTCGCAGGCGCTGCGCATCTCCGGCGCGTCGGCCACCGAGGCGCAGTCGTCCCTCCTGCAGTTCGGCCAGGCGCTGTCGGCGGGCGTGCTGCGCGGCGAGGAATTCAACTCCGTCGTCGAGAACAGCCCGCGTCTGGCCAAGGCGCTGGCCGATGGCCTGAACGTGCCCATCGGGCGCTTGCGCAAGCTGGCCGAGGAAGGCCGCTTGACCGCCGACGTGGTGGTCAACGCGCTGATGAGCCAGAAGGACAAGCTGGCCGCCGAGTACGCGCAACTGCCGGTGACCGTCAGCCAGTCCTTCACGCGCCTGTCCAACGCCTTCGGCCAGTGGATCAGCCGCCTCGACGAATCGACCGGCTTCACCGAAAAGCTCGCCAAGGCGCTGAACTGGCTCGCGGACAACCTCGACACGGTGATGAAGTGGCTGCAGCGCATCGCCGAGGTCGGCCTTGCGGTGCTGGTCTACCGGCTGATCCCGGCGCTCATCATCGCGTGGCAGACGGCGGGCGCGGCGGCGGTGACGGCGGCCAGCACCACGGCGGCGGCGTGGGCGACGGCGAACCTGTCGCTCACCAACGCGATTGCCACGGTCGGCAAACTGCGCGTTGCCTTCGGCGTGCTCGGCGCGGCCATCATCGGCTGGGAGATCGGCACCTGGCTGGCGGAGAAATTCGAGATCGTCCGCAAGGCGGGCATCTTCATGGTGCAGGTGCTGATGACGGGCATCGAGCATTTGCGCTTCCGCTGGGAAGTGTTCGCCGCGATCTTCACCTCCGACACCATTGCCGAGGCGACCAAGCGCCACCAGGAGCGCCTCACGGAGATGAATCGCATCTTCGCCGAGATGTACGCCGACGCCACCGAAGGCGCGAACGCGGCGAAAGGCGCGATGAACACCGCCGCCACCGCCGCCGAGGAGATCGCCAAGCGGCTCGAAGCCGTGCGGCAAGGCACGCAGGAAGCGGTCGGGCGCGGCATCGAGGCAGTGCACGGCGCGCTGGAGAAGCTCAAGGGGCGTCTGGGCGAGGTCGAGCAGTCGGTCGGCAAGGCACAGGCCACGGTTAGCGACGCCACCGCGAGGATGGCCGAGGCCTACAAGGGGCTGACCGCGCAGGTCGAGGCCAGCCTCGCGCAGCAGGTGCTGGCGGTGAAGAGCCGCTACGACCAGGAGAAGGCGGAACTGGAGCGCACCCAGCAATCCGAAACCGCCAAGATCACCAAGTCCACCCAGCTGCTCACCGAGGCGCTGACGCAGCAGACGACGCTGCGCCGTCAGGCCACCACCGACACGCTCGGCCTGATCGATCAGGAATCGCAGGCCCGGCGCGAGGCGGCGGCGCGACAGGGCCAGACCGAGGCCGAGCGCGCGGCCAACGTGCAGCGTGTCGAGAACGACATCCTCGCCACCAAGCGGCAAACGCTGGCGCAGGCGCTGGGCGAGTACCGCCAGCACATCGACGCGCTCAACGCCGAAGCCAACCGCCATCTGGCCGAAGTCCAGCGCATCGAGGAGGCCAAACGCCAGTTGTCGATGACGACGGAGGAGCGCATCCGCGACATCCGCCGTCAGGGCATGACCGAGTACGAGGCGACCGAGGATCGCAAGCGCCAGATCGCCGAGATGCAGGAACAAGCGCGCCGGGCGTTGGCCAACGGGGAACTGGAGCTTGCGCGCCAGCTCGCGCAGAAGGCGATGGACATGGCGGCCCAGGTCGCCAGCAGCCAGACCAGCGAGGCCAAGCGCGGCGAGGAAGCGCGCAAGCAGTCCGAACAGGCGGTGTCGCAGGTCACGCAGCTCGAAGCCCAGTCGCGCGAGGCCTACCGCAGGCAGGAATACCAGCAGGCCACCGACCTGATGCGGCAGGCCGATCAGTTGCGCGCCGAACTGGCGCAGAAGACCAAGGACGCCGATGCGCAGGCCGCGCAGGGCAAGCAAGGCGTGGTCGATGCCATCGACCGCATCCGCCAGTCCGAGGAAATCCTCAACCAGACCCTGGATGCCGAGGCCAAGGCGCACCAGACGGCGGCACGCGAGGCGATCAGCGCGCGCGATGAGATCGGGCGAACGCTGGCGGAGACCACGCGCCAGATCGACGACATCACGGCCAAGCTCAAAGACGGCCTGAAGGCCACGCTCGACGCCGACACCACGCGCTTCGACAAGGCCATCGCCGATCTGGACAAGGCGCTGGCCGAGAAGGAATACCTGCTGCAGATCCAGGCCGATTTGCAGGAAGCGGAGAAGAAGCTCAAGGAATACGAGGCGCTGCTGAAGGAAGGCAAGACGCTGCCGGTCGATGCCGACGTGTCGAAAGCCAAGGAAGCGCTCGACAAACTCAAGGTCTACGCCGACCAGAACGCGCAGTTCGAACTGAAGGTGGCCACCGAGAAGGCGCAGGCGGCGATCACCAACGTCGACGGGATGATCAAGGCACTGGATCGCATCCAGACGGAATCGCACCACGCGATCAGCCACAACGCCGACGCCGCGCGTTCCGAGGTGATGAGCCTGAACGGGATGCACACCTCGAGCACCCACACGATCTACGTGACGAAGGTGGAAACCAACGCCACGGGCGGTCTGGTTGGTGGTGTCCGGCGGTTTGCCGACGGCGGCGCGGTGGCTCCGGCGTTTCCTCGGATGGCGGGCGGTTCCGTGCCCGGCTCCGGCCACCACGACACGGTGCCGCGCACGCTGGAGGCCGGGGCCTTCGTCATCCGCAAGGCCGCCGTGCAGAAGTACGGCAGCGGCGCGCTTTCGCGGCTGGCGGGTGGGATCGCCCACTTTGCACGCGGCGGCCCCGTGGCGATGTTCGGCGGCCGCAAGACGGCAGATGCCGATCCGAACGACAAGCCGAGCAGGCCCAAGAAGAACCGCGAGGCGTTCGAGGCGCTGAAGATGATCGACCTCGGCCTGCAGGGGATGAACGAGTACACGAGCTGGCTGCAGTGGAACTACGGCGCATCGGTCAGTCTGGATATGCGCAGCAAGACGATGGACAACTACGGCAAGCAGGCGCAGCAGGATCGCCGCGCGCTGGAAGGTTTCATCGACCGCAAGCAACTCACCGGCAACGAACGGCAGGGCCTGGAGCGCATCAAGCAGACGTGGCGCTCGGCGATGGCGCAGCCGCTGCTCTGGGGCAAAGACCTGGAGCGCGAGCTGATCGACTACATGGAGCAGAACCAGGGCGAGTTCTACCGGCGCGGCGGAATCTCGAAGTCCGACACCGTCCCGGCGATGCTCACCCCCGGCGAGTACGTGGTGAACAAGGCGGCGGTCGCCCGATTCGGCGCGGGCTTCTTCGAGGCCATCAACAACCTGTCCGCACCTGCGCACGCGCTGGCCGGTCGCGCGCTGGCGGGCATTCAGGGCTTTGCCTCGGGCGGTCTGGTGCAGCCCGCAAGCCGCAGCCTGCCACGTCCGTCGCTGCCCGATGGCGCGCCTACGCGCACCGTGCGCGTGGAACTGGCTGCTGGCGGCAGCAAGGTCAACGCCACCGTCGATGCGCGCGACGAGGCGCGCTTGCTGCAACTGCTGGACGCCGCCCGCGCCCGCACGGTCTGACACCACCTTCAAGGGTTTCCTGATGCAACTGAAGAACCTCGACACCGGGGTGGCCGCGCTATTGCCCGACGACTTGCTGTGGAGCGACGAACACGCGTGGTCGCCCGCAGTGGCCAACGCCTCCTACCTGATCACCGGGGCCTTGCTGATCCAGTCGGCCACCCGGCAGGCAGGACGCCCGATCACCTTGGTCGGCGCGCCCGACATGGCGTGGGTGACGCGCGCCACGGTCGAGCAGCTGCGCGCGTGGGCGGCGCTGGCCGTAAGTGACGCCACGGGACGGTTCGAGCTGACTTTCGTCGATGGCCGTGTCTTCACGGTCGTCTTCCGGCACCAGGAGGCCGCCATCGAGGCCGAGCCCGTGATGGGCATCCCGGCGCGGGCCAGCACCGATTTCTACCGCCTGACCCTTCGATTTCTGGAGATTTGAAATGCCGATTCAGTCCGGCGACGTGAAACTGCTGAAGTCCGCCGTGATGGCCGACGTGCCCGAAGGCGGCGGCGCGCCCACCGGCCTTGTGATCGCGGACGGCGTCTCGAACGCCATCTTCCCCGACATCTCCGAACTCGACCGCGCCGGGGGCCGCGTGAACCTGCGCAAGAGCTTCGTGCAGGTGGCCACCGACGACACCGACACCTACTTCGGGGCCAACGTCATCGTCGCCGAGCCGCCGCAGGACGAGCGCGTCAGCGTCACGCTGTTCTCCACCAAGAAGACCTTCGACACGCGCGAGCAGGCGCAGACCCGCATCGAGGCCTATCTCAACAAGGGCCCCGAGTGGGCGGGCTATCTGTTCGAGAACCACATCGCGGGCCAGCGCGTGGTGCAACTGTTCCAGCGCCTCAGCGACGCCGTGCCCAACTTCGGCCAGACGTTGGTCTTGATCGAGAACGAAGGACTGCCCACGCAGAAGGAGCAGTACGTGCGCGCCACCGCCGTGTCGGTGGTCGAGCGCAGCTTCACCTACAACACCGACCAGGACTACCGGGCGGCGGTCGTCACCGTGGCGATCAGCGACGCGCTGCGTTTCGACTTCACCGGCTCGCCTGCGACGCGCACCTTCACGCGCGCCAGCAATAGCACCAAGACCCGCGACACCGTGGTCGCCGACGCGGGCACCTACGTTGGCGTGGTGCCGCTCACGCAAGCCGCAGCGGTCGGCGATTTCACGATCAAGGGTGCGTCGATCTACACCCAGCTCGTGCCCAGCGCGCAGACCGAGACGCCGATCTCCTTCGTGCCGCCCTACGCGGCCGCAGGGCTGCCGGTGCCGGGGGCCGCGCCGGTGAGCTACAGCGCCAGCCACGGGTGGACGACCAGCACCAAGTTCAATCTGCCGGGCGGCTGCCTGCCGGGGTCGCTCACCATCGTCACGGATGGCGTCACGGTCTTCGACGACGCGGGCCTACTCAAGACCGCCAGCGGCACGCTGGGCACCATCGACTACGCCAACGGCATCCTGAGCCTGAACTCCGGCTCGATGTCCAACGCGAAAGCGGTCACCTACACGCCCGCCGCGCAATTGCAGCGCGCGCCGCAAAGCGCGGAGATCGCGGTCACGCCCGAGTCGCGCAGCCAGTCCTACGTCGGCACGGTGAACCCGGTGCCGCAGCCCGGCACGCTCTCCATCAGCTACGTGGCGCAGGGCCGCTGGTACGTGCTGTCGGACAGCGGCAACGGCTCGCTGAAGGGGCTCGATGCCAGTTACGGCGCGGGCACCTTCAACAAGAACACCGGGGCGTTCGTGGTGACGCTAGGCGCTCTGCCCGACGTCGGCTCGTCGCTGATCCTGACGTGGAACGTGCCGACGCAGGAAACCCAGCAACCGACAGCCGCCTTGCAGGCGTCGCAGGCCTTGCAGCTTGCACCGCCCGAGGGCAAGAGCGTGCAGCCGGGAACGCTGACCGTGAGCTGGCCGCACGAAAGCGGCACCGGCACGCGCACGGCATCCGCCGGCACCTCCGGCGCGCTCTCGGGCAGTGCCACTGGCAATCTCAACGTCGCGCAGAACCTCTTGAGCTTCGCGCCGAATGTGCTGCCGCCGGTCGGAGCGCAGCTCGCGGTGGATTACGTCGCGGGCCCCAAACAGGAGGATGCCTTCGCGCACCCCTCGCGTGATGGGCAGGGCCAAGTACCGGTGACCGCGACCTTGGGCTCCATCGAACCGGGTTCGCTGGAGATCGAGTGGAACACCCTGACCGACACCACCGTGCTCGGCGTCTACACGCTGCAGCAGATTCAGGCGATGGGGCTGGGGCTGTGGAACCTCGTCGATCCCACGCAGTACGCCCGCGACGATGGTGCGGGCAACGTGCTGCGCTCCGGCATCGTCATCGGCAGCGTCAACTACGCGACCGGCGCAGTGCAGTTTCAACCCGACGTCACACTCAAGATTCCGCGCCCCGTCTACGGTGCGCAGCGCCTCGGCTGGGCTGCGGGCACGGGCCAGATGTTCCGCCTGAACTACGGCGGCATCACCTACGTGGACGCGCCCTCGATGTACCCTAACGACGAGTCGGGCTACGTCAAGCTGCGCTACAACAGCGCGGGCTCGACCAGCAACCACAACGAGACATTCGCGTTTGCCCCGTCATTCCGGCTGGTGCCCGGCGTGAACGCGCAGGTGGTGACGGGCACGGTGCTGCTCGCCATCGCAGGCAGCCAGCCCTGGGGCGACAACGGCCAGGGCACGCTGCGCGAGTTCACGCCCAGCGGCTGGGTCACGCGCGGCGCGATCAACTACCTCTCGGGCGCGGTCACGCTCACGTCCTGGTCGGCGGGCGCGACCAACAGCATAACGCGCGCCAGTTGCGTGACCACCGTCGGCGAGAACATCTCCAGCGAGTATGTGTTCCGCACCGGCGCGGCACCGCTGCGGCCCGGGTCGCTCTCCATCCAGTTCGCTCGCGCGGTGGGTGGAACCCAAACCGTGACGGCAGGCATCGACGGCACGATCATCGCGTCCGGTGTCAGCGGCAACGTCGACTACGACACCGGCCTCGTGCGCGTGCGCTTTGGCACCGTGGTGACGGCGGCGGGCAATGAGACCGAGCCGTGGTTCGACGCCGAGAACGTGCGCGGCGACGGCAAGATCTTCCGGCCAGAGCCGGTGGCGGCCTCCAGTCTGCGCTACAGCGCCGTGGCCTACAGCTATCTGCCCTTGGACGCGGCACTACTGGGCATCGACCCGGTCCGCCTACCCAGCGACGGCCGCGTGCCGATCTTCCGACCGGGCGGGTTTGCTGTCGTCGGCCACACCGGACGCATCACCGCGTCGGTCAGCAACGGCCAGACCGTCGACTGTGCGCGGGTGCGCCTTTCCAGGGTGCGCGTGGTCGGCGTCGACAGCGCGGTGATCCACACCGGCTACACCATCGATCTGGAAGCAGGCACCGTCACCTTCACCGACGTCACCGGTTACAGCCAGCCGGTGACCATCGAGCACCGCATCGAGGACATGGCCGTGGTGCGCGACGTGCAGATCAACGGCGAGATCAGCTTCACGCGCCCTCTGACCCACGCCTACCCGCTGGCAAGCCTCGGCGATCCCGTCTCCGGCAGCTTCGTCTCCAGCGCACTGGTGGCCGGTGACCTGTTCGCGCGCGTGAACCTCGTGTTCGACCAGAGCACCTGGAACGGCGGCTGGTCGGATGAACTGTCCGGCAGCGCCGCGACCGCCACGTTCAACTACACGCAGTACCCGATCACGGTGACCAATCGCGGCGCGCTCACCGAGCGCTGGGTCGTGCGCATGACCAACAGCACCTCGTTCGAGGTCATCGGCGAGAACGTCGGCGTGATTGCCACGGGCAACACCAGCGCCGACTGCGCGCCCAACAACCCGGCGACCGGCGTGCCGTACTTCCGCCTGCCCGCGCTCGGCTGGGGCAACGGCTGGGCCACGGGCAACGTGCTGCGCTTCAACACCATCGGCAGCCAGTTCCCGGTGTGGGTGGTGCGCACCGTCCAGCAGGGGCCGGAGTCGGTGCCCGACGACCATTTCACGCTGCTCATTCGCGGCGATGTCGACACCCCCTGAGTACAAGGAAAACAGCAATGACCGACCTCACCGTCAAATACTTCAACAGCGGGATGACGGGCGCGCCGCAGATCGCCAACAACTGGGGCGATCTGGTGACGATGCTCGACGCCTGCCTCGTCAACGGCTTCGCGCTCAAGGCCATCGACACGCTGACCTGCGCCGATGGCATCGCCACGGCCACCATCAGCGCGGGCCACGCTTATCGGCCCGAGCAGGTGGTGGAGATCGCCGGAGCCGAGCAGCCCGAGTACAACGGGCAGTTCCGCGTCATCGCCACCACCGCCACCACGTTCACCTACGCGGTCACCGGCACGCCGGTGTCGCCCGCGACCAGCGCCACCAGCCTCTCGGCCAAGGTCGCGCCGCTGGGCTGGGAGAAGGCGTTCGCGGGCACGAACAAGGCGGCGTACCGCAGCAAGAACCCCGCCTCGCCGCAGAACCTGCTGCTGATCGACGACAGCCTGAAGACGCCTGGCTACACGACCACGTGGGCCAAGTGGGCTAACGTCGGCATCGTCGAAGGCCTGTCCGACATCGACACCATCGTCGGCGCGCAAGCCCCGTTCGATCCGAGCAATCCGACGCAGAACTGGAAGCAGGTGCAGGCCAACCAGTGGGGTTGGTACAAGTGGTACCGCGCCCGCACCAGCGGCTACGACAACTCCGGCGACAGCAGCGGTGGCAACCGCAACTGGGTGCTGATCGGCGACGACCGCCTGTTCTTCCTGTTCGTCACCAATGCCGCCGCATACGGCTGGTACGGGCGCAACTGCTACTGCTTCGGCGACCTCATCAGCTTCAAGCCCGCCGATGACTACGCGACGGTGCTGGCCGCCGACGACATCTACTGGAGCAACAGCAGCGCTGGCTATTCGAGCTATCCGGGCCAGTACAACGGCTATGGGCTGGTCTCCTCGCTCGATTTCACCGGCAAGGTGCTCCTGCGCAATCACACCCAGCTCGGCAACCCGGTGCGCTTTGGGCTTACGTCCCTCAACACCAACAACTCCAGCCAAGTCTGCGGACGTGGGCCGATGCCGTTTCCGAACGGCGCTGACTTCAGTCTGTGGCTGCTGCCGACCTACGTGCGCGAGGAGTCGGGCCACATGCGCGGCCTGATGCCCGGAATGCTGTGGATGCCGCAGGATCGCCCGTACTCGGATCAGACCATCGTCGACAACGTGGTCGGTCAGGCGGGCAAGAAGTTCCTGCTGGTCAGGACGCAGTACAGCTCGGAAACCGAGGGCGCGCAGATCGCCTTCGACATCACCGGGCCGTGGAGGTAAGCCATGGCGTGGTGGGACAGCGTGGCGTCCTTGACGCCGGTGGCGGCGTGGGATGCGCTGCATTTCTCGGGCGGGCAACTGCAGGATCAGGTCGGCAGCAGGGCCATCACCGTGCAGGGCGGCGTGGCCACGCCATTCCCGCTGTTCGGATTGTTCGGACAGGACAAACCCTGGCCGCTGGCGACGCCGCTGTCCCTGTCCGACGAGTTCGTGCTGATGGGCTTCGTGATGCACGTCAGTCGCGGGCTGGTGTTCTACAAGACCCTCGCCGACAGCAGCAATTACTTCCTGGATCAGGAATCCAACGGCTCCATCTACCAGTACGCCAACGGCACGGGCGGCGTGGTGGGCAGCGGGCCTGCCTGGGGCACGCCGAAGTTCATGGCGCTTGTGGTCAGCCCGGCCACTGCCCGTGCCTACCTCAACAACGACTGGGCGGGAGCGGCGTTCGCGCGCTCGTGGGTGGCGGACACCGTGGGCGGCGTCGGCTACTACGCCGACGGCAACGAATACAACATCAGCGGCAGCGAGCGCTTCTTTGCGGCCGGCTTGTGGTCGGGTGCCGCGAGCCTTGCCGATCTGCGCGCGCTGGAGACCGCCTGCCGGGCCGCGCTCGCGGGGCCGCCGGTCGGCGTTCACGCCGCTGCGTTGAGCCGCTTGCACAGCCCGAACGCCGAGCAGTGGAACCAACCCGGTACCCACCCGCGCCAGCATCGAGACGTGGCCAGCGCGCGCCGCAACATCCATTTCGGCGGCGCAGGCCTCATCACCGGCACCGTCAAGGAAAAGGGTCAGCCCGATCAGCCGCTGGTGCGGCAGGTGCTGCTCTACAGCGAGAACGCGCACACGCTGGTGGCTGAAGCCTGGTCGGATGCGGCGGGCAACTACCGCTTCGAGTGGATCGACCCGGCACAGCGCTACACCGTGATCAGCACCGACTACCGACAGATGTACCGGGCCGTGATCGTGGACAACCTTCGCCCGGAGGCGATGCCATGACCGTCGCCATCACCCAAGAGCACAACGAGGCGCGGCTGGCGGGCACGCTGTCCTTCCTCGACAGGGCAGCAGTCCCGCGCGCCTGCGCATCTACGGGGGTGCGCGGCCGCCCAATCCGGCGACGACGCCCACGAGCGCGATGCTGGTCGAGATCGCGCTGACCAAACCCGCAGGCACTGTTTTCAATGGGCTGCTAACGCTCACCCAGCAGGAGGATGGCCTCATCTCGGCCACCGGCATAGCCACGTGGGCGCGTCTGGTCAACGGCGACGAGGTGACGGCGCTCGATCTGGATTGCAGCGGCACCGATGGCACGGGCGACGTGAAGCTCGCCAGCACCAATCTCTATCTGGGCGGCGACGCCCGGATGGTGTCGGCCCTCCTGGGCTGACATCGTGGGGTGATCGATGCCTGCGAACTCTGGGCAGAACGTCGACCTGATCTTCGACCGTCCCGCCGCCACCGATGCCGATCTGATTTTCGGCGCGGACTACGTACCGCCGCGCAACGATGTGACGCTGCAGGCCACGCTGCCGCTGCCGGTCGCCAGCATCCACTTCATCCCGCCTGCGCGGCTGGACGTGCTGGCCGAGCTGCCGAATCTCACGGTCAGCACGCTCATCCTGCGCCCGAGCGTGCCGCTGAACGTCGGCGTGGCGAGCCTGCCCGGCGTGGTGCTGACCGGCGAGGTGCGCTACGCGTCGCGCACCCAGCGCCCCACGGTGGGCCAGACAGCGCACGAGTGGCAGCAGTCCGTGCAGACCGAGGAGAGCGCGGTGCAAGGCCAGCAGGATGCCACTGTCACGCCCGCAGGCTGGGGCGCGGTCTGGCAGCGCGCGGGCACATCCATACACGGCATCGCGCACCGGCTGCCGCCGGTCTTGGTGGCCGCGCCGCTGCAACGCCGCACGGGCCAACAGCAGGCGACGCGCCTGCACGGCGCAACCGGGTTCGCCCACGAGATCGCGACGCCCGTCGCGCCGATGCGGGAAGGCGTGTTCCAGAACGCCACCCGTCTGCGCGACGCCACGCACTTTGCGCATCAGGATGCTGATCGCACCAAGCGCGCCGGTCGGTTCGCTCGCTGGCAGAGCGCCCGGCTGTTGGCACGGCGCCAGAGCACCGACTTCCAGAACGCAAGCCGCCGACCGGTGGGTTGGCGCGGTCGGTATCAGGATGCCGTGCCGCCACCGCCGGGGATCAGCGTCTGGGTGATTCCCGAGCCGCCCGAACCGCCGCGCTGCTACACGCCGAGCGGCCATCTGCTGTTCGCTGCGCTGGCTCCTGCCGGTGCCCATCTGCTGTTCTTCTGCGAAAACCACACCGATCCGCCCGATGGCGAGCCGGTGGTCGTTCCCATCCGGAGGGTGTACTTCGTGATCAACAACGTGACCCTGCATCGGCTGCCCGATGGCCTGCCGGTGCCGGTGTTTAATCTTTCGCTGTCGCTCGACGCGGCGTCCTGGACGTGGGGGTTCGACGCGCAACTGCCCGCCAAGGCCGAAAGCCTCGTCGCGCCGAGCAGCGCCTCGGGCCCGGTCGAACTGGTGGCCAGCATCAACGGCACGTCGTTTCGTGTGCTGGCCGAGAGCATCAGCCGTGAGCGCGTGTTTGGCGACGCGAGCATTCGCGTCTCGGGCCGTGGGCGCAACGCCGTGTTGGCCGCGCCCTACGCGCCGGTGATGAACTTCCAGCAGCCGCAAGCACGCACGGCGCGGCAACTGATGGACGACGTGCTCACGATCAACGGCATCCCGCTGGGCTGGAACATCGATTGGGGCCTCACCGACTGGAACGTCCCGGCTGGAGTGTTCACCAAACAGGGGACGTGGATCGAGGCCTTGGTCGCCATCGCCAGCGCGGTCGGCGGCTACCTGATCCCGCACCCCTCCGACCAGAGTATCCGCGTGCGCCACCGCTATCCGGCAGCGCCGTGGGACTGGGCCACCGTCACACCCGACTTCGTGCTGCCGGTGGACGCCGTCGCCCGCGAGTCGCTGCGCTGGCGGGAGCTGCCCGCGTACAACCGCGTGTTCGTGTCCGGCCAAGACATCGGCGTCCTCGGGCAGGTCACGCGCGCGGGCAGCGCCGGAGACGTGCTGGCCCCGATGGTGGTCGATGCCCTCATCACCGAGGCGGTGGCGGCACGCCAGCGCGGCATCGCCGTGCTGGCCGACACCGGGCAGCAGATCGAGGTCAGCCTGCGCCTGCCGGTGCTGGCGGAGACGGGAATCATCGAACCCGGCGCGTTCGTCGAGTACCAGGACGGAAGCGTCACGCGCTTGGGCCTCGTGCGCTCCACGCAGATCGAAGCTGGGATGCCGGAGGTCTGGCAGACGCTGGGGGTGCAGAGCCATGCATAACCTCTACGAGCAATTCCGCCAGCTCATCCCCGACCCGCCGCTGCAGGCGGGCACGGTGGTGGGCGTCGGCTCCGGCGTGGTCACCGTCGCCTTGCCCGGTGGTGGCCTGATCCGCGCACGCGGCAGCGCCGCCATCGGCCAGAAGGTGTTCGTGCGCGACGACGTCATCGAGGGCATCGCACCCAGCCTGCCGCTGGAAATCATCGAAATCTGAAACCCATCTTCCTGTTTACCCCCGAACCCGCCTTGGTGCTCGCGCATCCGGCGGGTTTCGCATTTCTGGAGGCCCGCAATGACCGAAGAACACCAACCCGCCACCCTCGTGGAAAGCCTGCTCCTGCTGCGCAAGGAGAACTTCGACGATCTGCTCGAACGCGCTGCCGAACGGGGAGCCGAGCGCTGCCTCGCCCATCTGGGCCTTGAGAGCGGCCACGCTGCGAAAGACATCCACGAACTGCGCGATCTGCTCGAAGCGTGGCGTGATGCGCGCCGCACCGCGTGGCAGACCACCGTCAAGGTCGTGACCACCGGCATCCTGGCCGCGTTGCTGGTCGGTGCCGCCATCAAGCTCAAGCTGCTGGGCGGTGCTCCATGACCGCCCCGCCGAAGCTCTGCCTGCTGGACGACTGGCGGCGAGTCGCGCGCTGCGCCTGGAGTATTCGTCTGTCCATCGTCGCGGCCCTCTTCACGGCGGCGGAAGTGGTGGTGCCGCTGTTCGGTGACGTGCTGCCGCGTGGCGTGTTCGTCCTGCTGGCTTTCAGCGCCAGCATCGGCGCGGCCATCGCCCGCTTGGTGGCGCAGCCGGAGATGCACCGATGACCCGGCCACCACAGCGACGCACCGTCGCCGCGCTGACGCTGTCCGCCGCCGCGCTGGTCGGCATCGTGCTGCACGAGGGCTACACCGACCGCGCGGTCATTCCGGTCAAGGGCGATGTGCCGACCATCGGCTTCGGCACCACCACCGGGGTGAAGCTGGGCGACACCACCACGCCGCCGAAGGCACTGGCCCGAGCGCTCATCGAAGTGCAGCAGTTCGAAGGTGCGCTCAAAACCTGCGTCACCGT